CTTCTTGAATTTAATTTGAATATGTGGGCGACAAATAAGTGAACTAACGGGAGAAACCCTTCAGTGACAGTAAACCCAGATCTCTGGGTTGAATCTGAATCTGAATGAGTCCGTCCTATAGGTCAAATTTGTGCCAAAGAAGAAGCAGCCGGAAAGCTGCGACTCTTCGCCATAGTGGACAGCTGAACTCAATCATTGTTTAAACCACTGCATAAGTATTTATTCCAAATATTGGATAAAATACCCAACGATGGGACACTTAACCAAGATGCTTGTGTAAAACGAGCACAGGAAAAGGCTCTTCACGCAGAAAAAGTTTATTCTTTTGATTTATCAGCAGCAACGGATCGACTTCCAATTAGATTACAATCTCAAATATTAGATTCTATAACTGGAATACCAGGTATAGGACCTATTTGAGCGGCGATCTTAGTAGATCGCTCGTATGTAATTCCAAAATCCTATAAAAAGAAATATGGGATTGAGGAGATTGAAGTACGATACCGAACAGGTCAACCTATGGGAGCATATTCATCTTGAGCTATGTTAGCAATAACACATCATTGAATCATGCAGTATTGCGCCTGAAAGATAAATCGTGGAAATCCAGTTAAAACATTCATAGACCTAAGTCTATGATATTGAAACACGGATTACGAAATCTTGGGTGACGATCTAGTCATATTCAATGAGAGGTTAGCACAAGAATACTACAAACTAATGACTTCATTAGGAGTTGAAATAAACCTAAATAAGTCGTTAGTATCCAACAAAGGATGTTTCGAATTTGCTAAAAGATTTATATACATGGGACATGATGTCACAGGTATGTCTTGAAAGCAATTAGTCGATTTCCATCAATTTGAAGGAGCCAAATCAATGAGTTTAACTCAGTGATTTGAACGTAGATTCATTGGATCTTTCTATTCATTTGAAGCATTATTCCAAAAAGAACTTATACCATTATGGTTAAGTACTAAAGGAATAAAGAAGATAATGAAGAGTAGAAGGTCTCTATCTACTTTGATTACCATGCTGGGGATTCTATCCAAACAAGGACGAATGCCGCTCTCATGGTTAGCTTGTACTCTGGTCAGACCATCTAACAAGATGGAATGATCATGGAGTTACTTGTTAAAACAAGGTCTTCCATTCAGAAGAGTATTTAAGTACATCAAAGAGATATGCTGACAGTTGCCAGCTCTGAAGGACTATCCTGACATCTTAGAGATGCAAGAGATGTCTTCAGAAGACATAGCGGCACAGGGGATCACATGATTAGAAGAACGATTAAAGGTGATGGAAAACCATTTACCTTTCCCTAAATCAGGGTT